TGAAATAAATTATAATAAATTATTAGAAGAATGGAAAGAATTTATTCAAAAATATAATTTTACTGAATATTTAGAAAATATTATAAAAGAACAAATATTTAATCTAAATATTATTGAAGAAATCATAATTCAACAAGTTAATGAAACAATCGTAACAGAACCTATTAATAAAACAATGGTGACAGAACAAATTAATGTTAATGAAACAATCGTAACAGAACAAATAAATGAAACAATCGTAACAGAACAAATAAATGAAACAATCGTAACAGAACCTGTTAATGAAACATTAGTGACAGAACCTGTTAATGAAACATTAGTGACAGAACCTGTTAATGAAACATTAGTGACAGAACCTGTGAATGAAACAATTGTAACAGAACTTGTTAATGAAACAATTGTAACAGAACTTGTTAATGAAACAATGGTAACAGAAACTAATATAGAAAAAGATATGGATACAAATTCTAATGGTAAAAAAAAGAGATTAGTAGGACAACCTACTTTATTAGCAAAAGATTTTGAAGAGGGATATGAAATGTTATCAGATATAGATGGTCGATGGTATAAAATACATATTTATAGTCGTAATGTATTTGTTAGTGGTGAAAAGCGAACATATCAGGTAAAAAGATGGATTTTAAAAAAATAAATTAATCAATCAAATAAAGGTTGATTGATTAATTATTTATTTTTTTTTATTTTATAAATTAGATTATGAATGTGGCAGATAATATTTATATAAGATATTGGAATGAAGGAATTCAAAAACAAACAACAAAGAATGATTTTTATGTGAATAGTTTAATTGCGAATATAATTTGTATAATTTGTGTAATAATGATAATATATTATTTTTTTAGAGTTCATATAAAAAACAAATCAATGAATAGAAAACAAAAAAATAAATGAATTAAATTAAAAAATTTTATATAATTTTATATAAATGAAACATTACGAAACATTAGGATTATCAAAAGAAGCAGATGAAAATGAAATTAAAAAAGCATATATGAAATTAGCAAGACAATATCATCCTGATAAAAATCAAGGTAGTAAAGAAGCAGAAGAAAAATTTAAAAAAATTAATGAGGCATATGAAGTATTAAGTGACCCTGAAAAACGAAATATGTATAATCAATTAGGTGATGATATGTTTAATCAAAATATGTCAAATCAACAAAATGTTAATCCATTTGATATATTTAATCGTATGTTTGGTGGTGGTTTTAATTTTGATAGTGATATGAGTGGTTCAAGTTCTTTTGGATTTGGTGACAATCCATTTAGTTTTATGTTTGATTTAGGTGGAAATAGTAATCGTAAGCGTAGAGTTGTAATAGAAGATATTGTGATACAAAAAAAAGTGACACTTAAACAATTATATTGTAATGAAACAATTCAATTAGAATTTAATTGTAATATATTGTGTAAAAAATGTGATGCTACAGGCACTAAAGATAAAAGTAAATCAGTTTGTTCTACTTGTAATGGCAAAGGACAAGTTGTTAATACAATTCAAACAGGATTTATGATACAACAACATATATCTACTTGTTCAAATTGTAATGGAACAGGTGTTTTTATACATATACATAATCGATGTGATAATTGTAAAGGAGAAGGTTATGTAAAAGAAAATAGAACATTTAATTTAAAATTAGAAAAAGAAATGTTATATAATAATAAAATTAAAATACCAAACATTGGACATTCAATTAAAGAAAGCAATGAAAAAGGTAATGTAATTGTGATATTAGAGGTAGATCAAAGTTTAGAAAATAATATGGAATACAAGATTTATAATAAAATTCATTTGTATCGTAAAATAAAGATATCATTAGCAGATGCTTTAAATGGATTTAGTTTAAAAATTAAATTTTTAGACAATGAAAATATAACATTTAAAAGAGATCAAATTACTCAACCGAGTTCAGTTTATAAATTACCAAATCTTGGATATTTACCAAATGGAAATTTATATTTAAAAATAATAGTTTTTATTCCAGAAAATATGCCACAACATTTAATACAACCTATTGTAAAAGCATATTCAAAAAGACAAGATAATAATCTAGATAACAAAATTGTAGATAATAGAGTATTTGATGTAATTGAAGAAATTAATGAAGAAATTTAATTTATTTTTCCATAAAACAACCACCACATACTCTTTTTAATTCCATTCGTGTATCTTCTCCTCCTCGCACCCAACCTCCATCACACACTTTAGGTGGAATAATATGTTTTACTCTTTGTGGATTAGAATGTTGAAATAAATATTCAAAAGACAAAGGTATATAACTTGTTTCACTTAAATGACTTTGTGATTTTAATGATTTATTAACATTTTGATCTAATACTAATAAATTTTCACCATCAACATTATAATATCCTTTACCAAAAAAAGAACCACCAAATGCTCTGACACATAAAGGTTGACGATATTTGCCACGATAGTATTTTCTTGGTTCTTTAAAACGAACATCTGTATCAGCATCTATATTACAACCATTTAAACCACTCCAAGCACCATAAGTGTCTTGATAAAATATTGTTGGACATTCATTAGATATCTCTTGTGCTGAATTTGCTGGACATTCAGTTCTATAATTTGTTGTATTATAATTCATTGATGGAGTATTGATTTTACTAATAATTAAATCATCGTGATTTATATCATCATTAACTAATGAACGATTAGTCATAGGTCTAGTTGAATTTCCAAATGCACATTTTTTGTTTTCAAAATGTTCTCTCTTTATATTATCAACTAGTGCTGGATTAGCTGATTGAACTTGATTTTTATAAATTCTTTTATTTGACTCACAATACATTGTTATTATATTATATATTATATATTTTTTAAAAATCTAGAAATACAAATTAAATCCACCTATGGTGGATTTAATTTTTTTATATACTTTTACTAATTACACTTTCAATGTAATTAATAAAAATCTAGAAATACAAATTAAATCCACCTTTGGTGGATTTAATTTTTTTTATATTTCTAAAAGTATAATGAACTTTGAATATATTAAAAATAATAAAACACAATTATTCTTTTATTTTTTATTATTCTTAATTATTGTTAATATAATATTTAACGAACCTAATAAATACAACATACTTGTGTTATTAGTTTATCTATCATCAAGTATTATTTATTATTATTCACAACAAAATGGATACGAATTTATTAATAACAATCGTAAATATATTTTATTACTAAATTTTTTATTAATATTTAATATTATTCAATACATAAATGATACTTTATCAAATTCAATAATACAAATGATTAATACAATTATTTTTATTTTAATTAGTTTTTTATTATATAGATATATTGTTTTTTCAAATTCATTACAATTAGATAAAGTGAATACATTTATTAAAACATCAAATTCATATTATCATACACAATTTTTAATTAATCCATTTGGATTTTATTTTTGGTATCATTTATTAGTTTTATTTATTTTATTTTCATTATTTTTTGTAAATTGGGATATTAGACAAAAATTAATATTTGGATTATTTATTATTTTAATTACTTTACTAACAGATTTTATGTATTTTGTTGGAAAACCATATGATTTTTTTAATTAAATAGAGAATTATAATCTTTGTTATTTTTATAATTTTTATTCAAGATTATATCAAAAAAATCAGGTTGAAATGTTATTAGATATAATAAAAATAAAATAATAGTAATTAAAATATCTTTTGTTGATAATAATAATATTGTAAAAATTACAATTTTTTTAAAATAAGAATGATATAACCAATTTTTATCATAATCATTTAAATCGTCCCAAAGTAATCGAACACCAAAAGAATTAATTACGGCACAAATTCCTAATAAAAATGGATTTGTCTCAATATAATTTAATATATACATAATTATATATATATATTAAATGAAAAACTTTATGAACCAAAAATTGTTAATAGAAAGATGGATGTTATATTATTCATTTTACGATTATTATTTACACGAAAAGATAGAAAAAAATATTATTTTTTTTAATGATATTAATGAAAAATTTTTGTCAGGAAATTTAAGCACACATCATTTAGAATATCATGATGAAAATAAATTTGAATATTTTGTGAATGTAGGACAATCAAATGAAACTACTTTATTACCTAAAATGTATTTAAGAAAAATTATTAGAGAAAGAGATATAGTAAATGTTTTAAAATTTTTAAATAGTTCAAAACAAATTATATTAGAAATACTATTTCAATTAGGAAAATATATACAAGTTCCTGATTTAGAATTATTTATAGGTGCAAATGTTTTACAAAGTAGAATGGATAAAATGTCTTTGCCAACAAAAAATATTCAAATGAAATATACAAAACAAAATATGTTAATTTTATTAGGATTATTTGATACAAAACCTTTTACAAAAGAAGATTTAAGAAATTTTATTGTAGAACCAAAAAAATATTTAAATCAACCATCTACATTAATTTTTAGTTTAAAATATTTACTTTATTTAGTATTTACAATATTACATTCAACTGAAAATGAATTTAGTAACGATTTTTATTTAAGAGCAGATAACATCCAATTTATACAAAATTATTTAGAGAAATGTAGAAATAATATATTAAATGTATTACAAAGTTTATATCAAGAGGAAACATCTGGATTAATAGATGTGTCTTATGAAATGAAAAAAAGAATTACGAGATTACAAACATCAAATTTATTATCAACAGATATATTTAATTTAAAAAAATGGTCAGACCCAAATACAATACAAGATTTTAAAAAATCATTTAATGGAACCTCTTCAATCGATAATTCACAAAATTATCAGCAATCTAATATGTCACAATTTAGTCAACAATTAAGTCAACAACCTAATATGTCTCAATTTAGTCAACAATTAAGTCAACAACCTAATGTGTCACAATTTAGTCAACAATTAAGTCAACAACCTAATATGTCACAATTAAGTCAACAATTAAGTCAACAACCTAATATGTCACAATTAAGTCAACAATTAAGTCAACAACCTAATATGTCACAATTTAGTCAACAATTAAGTCAACAACCTAATATGTCACAATTTAGTCAACAATTAAGTCAACAACCTAATATGTCTCAATATAGTCAACAATATAAGCAACAACCAAATATGTTAAAAAATATAATGAAATCATTTAGTTAATAAAATGTTATATATACTATATGACAAATTTTGTAGATTGGTTAAAAAGTAATTCAGGATCAAAAATAATATCATTTATTTGGGGATTAGGATTTGCTTTATTATTTATACAACAATGTAATAAAAAAAATTGTATTATAATTAAGAGTCCAAAAATCAAAGATATTAAAGGTAAAACATTTTCATATTCTGGCAATGAAGATGAGTGTTATCGTTTTGAACCATATTTTGTAAAATGTAAATAGATTATGAAACGCTGAAAGCGTTTCATAATCTATTTTTATTTAACAAAAATTATTATTATTTAAGGACATATAAATAAATAATATTAAATAATGGAAAAATATTTTTTATGTGTTCCCTATGGTGGGTATAATGACCAAATATCGGTTATATATACTTGTTATAATTATTGTCAACAAGTAAATCGAACTTTATTACTTTACACAAATTGTTTTGATGAAAAAGAAGAAATAGATGAATATATACAAAATACAATATACACATTTGATTTTAATAAATTAATACATTTGGAATTAAAAAATTTAATAACAGAAAGAGAAACAATAGAAAATATATTAGAAAATATACAAAGTAATGAAATATTACAATATATGCCAATTTATGATTTAAACATTCCAAAAAAATTAAAAAAATATATTAGATATGATATTCAAGATATACAATTAGTTAAAATTAGTAAAAAATATTTATTTAATAATTTTAATATTAAATTAATGTGTTATTATAATTGTGGTGGTATATATGATTTAGATATAAATTATCTTAATAAATTTTATTTTAAGGAACCTATTAAATCAATGTATGAAGAGAGAAAAAAATTTTTACCTGAATTTTATGTATCTTTTCATATTAGAAATACAGATTATACTTGTGATTATAAAAGAATATTTGAAGAACATAAACAATTATTAGAACAACCAATATATTTAGCAACCGATAGTATAGAGGTATTAGAATATGTTAAAAGTATAGCAAAAAATAAAGTTTACCAATTTTCAACATTACATATTGATAATAAACCATTACATAATTATCATTATGGAATAATTAGTAAAGAACAAAGATTTATAGAATTAATTTTGGATTTATTATGTGTTGGTAATTCAAATATTTTTATACCATCAGTTGGAGGATTTAGTGCTCTATGTAATAAATATTTTAGTAATAAAAATTTGATACAATTTTTTAAATCGTTTTAATAATATATTTTTTATAATGTATATATTAAATATATAAAAATTATGTATGCATATAATGGACCAAGAGGTTATCAAGGATTTCCAGGAAATCGTGGGATACAAGGAGCTACAGGACCACAGGGATTACAAGGTAAAGATGGAATTCCTGGTGGATTTACAGGAGTGTCAGGAACAACTTGGGGAGAATATATTGTATATACAGGAACAAGTTTTATAGTAAATAAGACAGATAAATTATATATTGGACAAATGGCAGGATTTACAAATCAAGGAGATAATGCTGTAGCATTAGGATTTCAAGCAGGTTTTGAAAATCAAAGTGATAATTCTATAGCAATTGGTTATCAAGCAGGTTTAAGTAATCAAAATCTAAATAGTGTTGCTATTGGTAATCAAGCAGGTAAAATTGGGCAGAGTTTTGGTTCAATAGCAATTGGTAATCAAGCTGGTTTGATAAATCAAAATCAAAATAGTATTGCTATAGGAACAATAGCTGGTAAAATTAATCAAGGCACTTTTTGTGTTGCTATTGGACCACAAGCAGGTGAATTTAATCAACAACAACAATCAGTTTCTTTAGGAAATCTAGCAGGATTTACAAATCAAGGAATTCGTTCTGTCGCAATTGGATTTGAAGCAGGATTTACTAATCAAGGAACTCTTTCTGTTGCAATTGGTAATCAAGCTGGAAGATTAAATCAATCAACTAATTCAATAATTATTAATGCATCAAATAGTTCTTTAGATACTAATAACACAGGACTATATATATCTCCTGTTCGTAAAATAGGCACAACAAACATTGTATGTTACAATGATATTACAAAAGAAATTACTTACGAATTTATTAATACTTTGGGTGAAACAGGATTGAGAGGACCAACAGGTCCCACTGGCACGACTGGACCAACAGGAGCAACAGGAGCAAATGGAGAAACAGGAGCAACAGGAGCAAATGGAGAAACAGGAGCAACAGGAGCAAATGGAGAAACAGGAGCAACAGGAGCAAATGGAGAAACAGGAGCAACAGGTCCTTCAGGTCCTCCTGGTCCAGCTGGTCAAGGAGGTGTAAGTGGAATTTCAGGAACAACTTGGGGAGAATATATTGTATATACAGGAACTAGTTTTATAGTAAATACAACTGATAAAGTATATTTAGGTCAAGGAGCAGGTGAATTTAATCAACAGAGTGCAAGTGTTGCGATTGGATATAATTCAGGTAATACAAGTCAAGGAACATTTAGTGTAGCAATTGGATATAATTCAGGTAGTATAAATCAAAGTGCTGCAAGTATTTCAATTGGTGAACAAGCAGGTAACTATGGTCAATTAGGAGGTGCCATTTCGATTGGAAGATTTAGTGGTAGAACTGAACAGGGTAATAATTCTATCGCAATTGGTAATCAAGCAGGTGAAATAAATCAAGGTAATAATTCTATTGCAATTGGTAATTTGGCAGGTAATGTAAATCTTAGTCAAAATTCTATTGTGTTAAATGCTAGTGGTTCAGCATTAAATACTGGTAATACAGGATTTTTTGTAAATCCTATAGAAAATATAGTAGGAAATACATTTACTGATAATGATAAAATATTAAGATATAATACATTCACTAAAGAAATAACAAATTGTTATAGTTCAGCAATAAATTTTGGATTCACATATATAAATAATACTTATACATTTAATATTAGAGACAATTATCAATACAACACATATGTAATATTTATTGATGCAAATATACAATTAGATTTAGGATTTTTGACTCTAAATAATAATCCAGTTCCATCTTTTAGTATTGATTTAATAATTATTTTAAATGCAAATTATGGTTATACTTTAAATATGATTGGTAATCCAACTACAATGAATTTTACAGCACCTGTAAATTATAATACAGGTGCAAATAGATTATATCAGTATTATAAAATATTCTGGTTAAATAATTTACAAAGTATAACAGGAAATATAGATGGATATGTTTATAAAATAAATTAAAATATTAATTACAAATGATATTAGAAAACAAATAATCTATATAATTGTTTTAATATATGTATGCTTATGAAAAATAAATATCTTATAT